GTGCTGCACAACTCGCATCGACCCTCTGGGTGGGTAAATTGGGTTGGGCAAAGGGGCGCAAGCCCCTTTGTTTGTTTATGGCAGGCTGTTGAAAAGGACTTCGGCTGTGCTGTTGTAAATCATTATACCTTTAAATTGATGATGTTGCTTTATAAAATTTGCAGCAATTTTTTGAATATTTTTCACGTCTTCAATCTTTCCATCAATTTTAATCACAGCATAATCGGCTTGCATGTAGGCCTCCTTTAATCTGTCTTTAAGTTCACCTCCATTTCCCGTCATTAGTTTGAAGTCGGCAATCCATATATCGCCGTTTTTCCATTTAATGATGGTGTCAGCGTTATTGTTTTTGCCTCGTGGCAATTTACCATCAGGATAAAAAGCAGGTCGCAGTTCTTCATTTTCTTTTGTTACATTTGGCAATAGTGTAACAGATTTTATATCATTGTTGCGTTCGCAAAATGTTTTTGCAACATTCATGTTCCCTATTATTTCGCCCTTATCGTGCCAAGGATGTAGAATAATGACGGCACCGTTGACAATATTAGTTTTAAAGAATGCCTTCTCTCCTGTTTCCAATATAGCCTTGCTTACTATTTTGTGGTCAGCCTTTTTCACATAAGTACACTCGTCGGTAAACACTTCGCCTGTACGTGCGGGGTTTCCGTCCAATCCTTTGGCGTTGATGTTGCCTGTCGGGTTGCCATCAGTGACGGCATCGTTGGTTTCCTCCCAGTCGCACTTGCAGTTCCATAGGTTGCCGGGCTGGTTCTTGTTCCAAAAAGGGTCGTCCTTAGCCCACACGCGGTTGTAAAATTTCACGTGTTCATCGCGCAGTGTTACGCTTCGGCTTGGAAGCCATTCGAGATTGGGAAAAGTTTCGCGGTTTTCGGGCTGGTCAAACTCCTGCCATTGCTTTGCGGTGCGGCAGCGTGCCACGGTGGTGTTGTATTCGGCGGCTTGGTAGCGGTTGAACTTGTGCAGTACCTTCTTGGCATCGTCGATAGAGCCTGTTTCGGCCATCCATCCCTTCACCTGTTGCGTGGCATGATAGGCTTTGTAGGCTGCAAAACGGCTAACGTTGGCGCGCAGCTGGTCGCTCAGTCCGCTGCCATTGTCTTCGGTGAAAACGCTGCCAACGCCTTTGCGCAGGTTTTCGGAATAAGCCTTGTAAAGTTCGGCATTGATGGCCTTGTCGTTGTCGGCAATGTCGCTGATGATGTTTTCCTCGCGTCTTTTGTTGGCAAGGGTATAACTTGTAAGCCCTGATGTTTTAAACTCGTTTAAACAGAGGTTAAACAGTGTTTTATCGGCGTTGAAATAGAGGCTTTCTAATTCGCGGTGGAGTTCAAAAGCCGGACGTTGCAGCCTGATGAACGCCGGCCTCAGACGAAAAAACTGTTTTTGTCCTCCAAAGTTGTGCCGTAGTCGCGGTCTTTTACCGGGATGCCGTATTTCTCCTCAAGCCATTTGTTGTCGATGTCCTTATAGGGCAAAAGGCTTTTGACGACTTCCCAGGTCTTTTCGTCCGATTCAACTGCGGAGAAGCGGAACTTGACCGATGATTGCGGCAGCCATCCTATCGCCATGAGTGCCGGAATGACAGTGGCGTTCATGCAGTTTTCAACATAACGGCGGTCGCTGTCGATGATGCGGTCGAGCATCTTGATGGATGATTCTTCCTTTGAGTAGTTGCCGTTTTCGGTGTCTTGACCCAGCACAGCGCCGCTGATCAGCAGTGATATCTCGTTGTTGCAAAGACGGATGAGGTTGCTGTAAACGTCGCCGTTGGTGCTTACGCCCTGCGCAAATTGGAAGTCTTCGGTGGTGTCGATGACGAAAGCTGCTGCGGCACCCATTTCCTTGAGCATGTTTTCGGCACGCGTGAGCATGGCTTCGTCGGTGGTGTTTGTCTTGACGTACCGTGGCGGGATGCCATAGATTTCGCAAAGTTCGCTCCAGCAGCTTTGCGCAAACTTCTTGAAAAGCACGTGCGGCACGGTCTTGTTGAGGATGCCGAGCGTTCCAGTGCAGAAGTCGAGGAGGTATTTGTTGTATTCGGCAGCTTTGCGGTAATTGATGTAAATCGACTGTGTGGCATCGGGGTAGAAACGGCCGTTGACAGGGTCGATGTTCTGGCGTGGCACTTCGTAGAGCGACTGCCTGCCGTTTTCGACTGAAAGTTCGATAACAGAGTAACCGAAAAGGCGGCCGTAAAGTATGGATTTGATGATGTCGGACACAACAGGAATGTTTGTCAGCAATTCGGTGAGCTTGTCGTCAACTTTGCCGCCTTCGGCAAACAACTCGAAAGGAGCGGCAATGGTTTGCCCGAAGCGGTTTTCGGTTTGTGAGCTTAGCAAGCCGTCGTCGGTCATCTCGTTGAATATGTCTTGCAACAAATAGAACTTTGGGTTTTGCGCCATCTGTGCAAGGCGTTTGGCGTTTTTCCAGTCTGCGATGTCGCGGGCGGTGTTGGTTATGGATTTACGTACCACGCGGGGCGCGATGGTAGGTGCTTTGGCTTTTTGTCTGGTGTTATTCATGGTTGAATTTTTGGCGTGAAATCATTCTGAAAGGCTGCTCGGTGGGCATCATGATCAACGAGATGAAGGAATCGGGCAAAGAGTGCGTCGCCTCCAAAACTGAACTCATCGAAGCATCGCTGGTGGCCATTCCTGCCGATGCAGGTGCCGTGATCCTTTACGACAGCAACAGAAAACAGTTGTCTGTTGACGAATTCAAGACATTACAGGCTACATTTTTAACAAACACAAATACAAACATGGAAGAGAAAAAAGAACCGGTAAAACCGGACGCAAAGGACGAGGAAATCGCCCAACTCAAGGCAGAACTCGCTGCCAACAAACAACAACGCATCGACGCCGTTCTTGCAGCGGCTGTGGCACAAGGCAAAATCAGCGAAGCTGAAAAACCACACTTCGCCAAATTGGCCGAAGCTGACTTGGAATCCGTGCAAGCCATCATCGACGCACGCGAAACCAAACAAGGCATGTCTTTGAAAGACTTGCAGCACAACGCGGCTTCTCATGTCACACCCGGACGCGAGAGCTGGACTTACCTTGAATGGATGAAAAAAGATCCTCAAGGCCTCAAAGCCATGCGCTCCAACAATCCAAAGGAATTTGAACGCTTACAAAACACACTAAAATAAGAAAGGGAAACACTCATGTTAAAACAAATCTTTGCAACAATCATCTTGTCCTTATTCTATCCTGAAGGGTCATGGCTCAACGAACTCACATCTATGGATCACATGGTCGATGCCAACACCATTAATCTTAGCCAAATCGGCGCAGATCCTGAAGTTGTAAAAAACAACACGACTTGGCCACTTACACCAACCCAACGCACCGACAGCGGCATTGCTATTCCGTTGGCAACCTTTGACACCGTGCCGACACACGTCACCAACGTTGAAGAATTGGAGACCGCATACGACAAATGCGAGAGCGTAGTTCGCCAACACGCCGCAGCTTTGCAACAAAAAGCGGCTTTGTCGGCAGCCTACAACATTGCCCCAGCTTCCAATGCCGCTGCAACGCCTGTGCTGGCAACCACCGGCGCAAACCGTGGCGACGGCAACAAGGCTTTGACCTACAACGACCTGCTTAAACTTCGCACAGCGTTCAACAAAGCCAACTACCCGATGCAAGGCAGAGTAATTCTGCTTTCGCCTGAACATGAAGAGGACTTGCTGAAAGAAGATGCTGCACGTTACAACCAAATCATGACCACCGGACAAGTGGCAGGCTTCAAGGTTTATACCTTCAACGGCAACCCGACCTATACTGCATTAGGAGTAAAAAATGCTTACGGCACACTTACCGGACAACCTTCGAGCGTGGCATTCCTCAATAGCGAAGTGATGCGCGCCATGGGCACCATCGAAGGCGAGCCTGAAAAACGCTGGGCAGACTACCGCGGATGGTTGCTTGGCTTCCAGATGCGTTTCGTGGCGCAACCTTTCAGAAGTAAAGGCATAGCAGCTATTTATAGTGCAGAAGCATGATATGGGAAAACTAAAAAGATGTTCAGCCGGAGCAAACCGCTCCCGCTGAACAAAACATCGAGGCAGCAACGGCGCAAGCTGAAACGCGACCTGATGAAACTGCAAAAAAAGTAAGCCGCAAAGCGGAACTGACCCTGAAAGACAAACGGATTCCGCTGTGGATCCGCAAAGTGAAACGGGAGCAGCTGCAAATGAAAGGTTTCGTGCAATAGCCGGCAAGACCTTCGCTAACGTTGCGGTTGACGTTCTGTACTTCACCGCCGATGGTTGCGGGTTCGGAAACTCGGCAGATGCCGAAGCCCACGCCCTCCAGCTTGACGACAAGACAATTGAAACAATAACAAGATAAACTGAAAAATCATGCCGGAAATTAAAAGACTTGTGATACACTGCACCGCCACCGAAGCGGGGCGCGAAGTGACTGCCGAAGAAATTAGACGCTGGCACACTGCACCTGTAGCCAAAGGCGGACGTGGGTGGAAGCAGGTCGGATACACCGACATGATACACTTAAATGGAAAAGTTGAAAGGCTTGTAAAAAACAACGAGGATGCGCGCGTCGATGGCTGGGAGGTCACCAATGGGGCAAAAGGCTATAACAGTACAAGCCGGCACATCGTGTATGTTGGCGGACTTGCCAACGGACGACCCGCCGACACGCGCACGCCTCAACAAAAAGAAGCTCTAAGGAAGTACGTGGCGGATTTCCACCGCCGCTTCCCTCAGGCTGAAATAGTTGGCCACCACGACCTGAACCCCGCAAAGGCTTGCCCTTGCTATAACGTAAAACTGGAATATCATGACATTTGAAATCGTAAGTCTAATACTCAACTTGCTGCTGTCTGGCGGCTTGGTGGTTACATTTGTAACATTACGCTCTGCGGTTAAGAAAGCACGCGAGGAAGCAGAAGCACTGAGGCTCGCAAACGAAGACAGTGCCATGAAGACTTTCCAGGTATATATTGTCGATCCGCTTAAAAAAGACATCAAATCATTACGCAATGAAGTATCTAAATTCCGCAAGGCCGTTGAACGCATTCCTGATTGCGACCATGCTTACAGTTGCCCTGTCAAGCGTCAGTTGCAGGCAAATGAAGACAGTGCCGGTGACGGAGAAATTAACTGTTAAGGAACGCTTGGTGCCGCTGCCTGTTGTTCAGGACAGCGCGCTTGTCAGGATGATGCTTGAATGCGATTCGGCCAACAACGCACTTGTTGCGGAACTTGAAACCGTGAAGTCAACCGCCGTTGAGACGGCATTTAAACAGCGTTTAAACGGTGTTGAAATACGTTTCAAAACCATAAGAGACACCGTCTATCTCCGCGCCACCGACACGATAAGGCAAGAGCCTGTTGTCGTTGAAGTGGAAAAGGAAGTGAACGTGTTAAAGTGGTGGCAAAAGACCCTGATGGCGTTGGGCATAATGATGATCCTTATAATAATTATAAAATTGTTGAACACTCAAATTAAATAACAAATGGCATACAGAAATGGAGTCGACCTGATATTAGGTCAATATACACCCGGTCAAACTGGCGGAACTGGAACCTTCAAGGCACTTGGCTACTCTACCAGTTGCAAGATTAGCGATTCTACCGAAACGGGCGAAAGAGTTACAAAGGAAACCGGAGCAGGTACTTTCAAGGAAAAGTATGTGAAAAGCCTCTCTGAGAGCATCACCGCGGACGGATTCGTATACGACAGCGTTGCTGCATCATCGATCGGGTTTCCTGATCTTAAGACCTTGTGGCTTAACAAAACGCCTGTAACTTTGCGTTACGGCTACCGCGCCCAAGCTGGAGGCATCGAAAACGAAAATGCTTACCAAGGCACTTTTATCATCACTTCGCTGGAACAAGACGGACCTGCCGATGACGATGAAAAGTGGTCAGTTACCTTCGAAAATTCAGGTGCAATAACAGCGGTTGAATGATGAAGGCAATAACAATTAACGGTAAGGATTATCCTTGCAGAATAACTATGGGCGCAATGTTGCGATTCAAGCATGAATCAGGGCACGACGTTAGTAAAATGCAGCAGGATGATGTTGCTGACTTGGTTACATTCCTTTGGTGCTGTGTTGCATCTGCAAGCAAGGCTGATAATGTTGACTTTACACTATCAGTAGAAGACTTCGCCGATGTGCTTGCGCCTGAAACACTCAACGGCTTCTATGCCGACATGAGCAACACTGAAAAAAAAACGGCGAAGTAGAGGAGATTGAAACGTTGTTAGGACTTGCAATGGGGTGCATGGGGATGAGGCTGAACGACTTTGAACAATGCACCCCTTTTGAGTTCTCGGCAATTGCCAAGGCTTGGCACGATAACGAAGAACGCCACGAGCGTGGTGAATGGGAACGAAGCCGGATGCAATGTATGTGCATGTTGCAGCCTTACAGCAAGAAGCAACTAAAACCGCATGACGTGATGCGCTTTTCGTGGGATGGTGGCGATAATAAAGATGAGGATTTGAGCAGAGATGAAATAATGAAACGATTTGAAGAAGCTAAGGAAAGGTATAAATTATAGGTTATTTTTTGTTGAACGATCCCTATTTGGGTCAACATTAAAAACAATGTAAAGGCCTGCAATAGTAAACGCCACTAAGAAATAAAACAATCCAGGGCCACACGTATCGTAAAACATTCTTATAATCTCGAGTAATTGTTCCAAAGTATTCATTTTTCAAAGTCAGTTAGATAACTGCAAAAATATAACAATAAAGCAAAATGTCAAGTAAAACAGTTGAACTTACAATAAAGATTGACGACAACGGCACTTTCAAAAAAGTGCAAGTTAATGCCGACGACCTACGCAATGCCGTCAAAGAGATTAAAGACGAAACCGACCGACTAAAGACTATCAATCTCACGCAACTATCTCAAGCTTTAGACACAGTCCAGCAATCTGTGCAACAATTGCAGGGCGTGATGCAGACCTTTATTAATGCTTACGCAGAAAGCGAAGCTGCCTCAACGCGACTTAAGGTTGCTATGCAAAACACAATGAATGCTACTCAGGATGAGATAAAGTCGGTGTTAGACTTGACTTCTGCACAGCAGAGACTTGGAGTTGTTGACGATGATGTTCAGACAGCCGGAGCGCAGGAACTCGCCACTTATCTGTCGAAAACCGAGAGTCTGAAGAAATTGATTCCGGTGATGAACGACATGATAGCACAACAATACGATTTCAATGCCACATCTGAAGGGGCGGTTACGATAGCGCAGATGATGGGTAAGGTGCTTGACGGACAAACAGGTGCATTAAGCCGCTATGGTTATAGTTTTGATGAGGCGCAGGAAAAAGTTTTGAAATACGGCACCGAGCAGGAACGCGTTGCCATGCTTGCACAAGTCATTACGCAATACGTTGGTGGGCAGAATGCCGCCTTGCGCGACACGCCAACCGGCGAAATAAAAGCCCTTTCAATGGAGATGGGCGACATTCAGGAAGAGCTTGGCAAGATGATGGCACCGGCAATGAATGCGGTGACAAAAATTTCTGCAATCACAATTGCTTTGGCCGGTATTGGCAAAGGAATAACGGCAATAAAAGCAATCGTAATTTCGCTGAAAGGATTAAGCATTGCAAGCTCGTTAGCATCCACAAAAACAGTATTACTCGGCTTTCACACTAAAGTGACCGCTATGGCGCAAAACATGCTTTCGGTAGCAACAAAAGGTGCAGCCGTAAGCACTCGCGCACTGAACATAGCCGTAGCCGGACTTTATGCTGCTCTCTCGTTTGGCATTACGCTGGCAATTCAAGGGCTTATTACGCTGTTTAGCCGTCTGTGCTCCAAGCAAGATGAAGCTGCCGATGGAATGGATGCCATGAGCCGCGTGAACAAACTGAGCAAGACCGACGAGGTGCTGGCAGCACAAGAACTATTGAAAGGCTGCTGGGTGAGCGGCGACACCGAAATACAAAACGATGCCTACCTGATGATGGCCGCCGTAGGCCAGATGGGGAAGCTACAGGAAGGGGTGACGGCTGAGATAAAAAACTCGTAGAGGCATTCGCCATCAAGCCCGATGCCGAAGATGCGGCTGACGAAATGATGAAGATGAATGCCCTGATAAGAGCAAATCTTGGAATAAACCCTAAGGAAATGGATGCGATGGAATATGCCGAGGCTTACAGCGAAGCAATGTGGTTGGAAAACTTCCGGCTACGAAACCAAGCGGAACTGTTGGCGGCTATGTTCGGAGGGAAAAAGAAAGATTAATGAAGGTATTTGTTTAACGGATAAGGATAACCACTATTACCCAACTTACCTTTTAAAAACTCTTTTATTATTTTAATGATAACAATAAAGAATCCCAAGGCAGCAAGTCCAAAAATAATCCAGAAAACAATCGCTATAAAAAGCATGACTTATTTAGTTTGAGACAAAAGTAAATAAAAAAACACTATCATGTCAAGTAACATAATAAATTTTATAATAAATCTTGATGGAAATGCTTGTACAGGAATTGCTCAGTTGGATAGAGCACTTGGTGATGTATTGGTGAGTGCTAAATCTGTTAATTCTGTATTTACAAAACTAAAGAATTTTGCTTTCGGTTTTGATGTATTCACTAACGCCATAGATAAAGTTTCGCAAGGCTTTCAGTCGTTGGTAGGCACATCCTTGGATTTTGAGCAGCAGCAAGCCAACCTCCGCACCCTGCTCAATGGTGATGCCGAAGATGCGGCTGACGAAATGATGAAGATGAATGCCCTGATAATAGCAAATCTTGGAATAAACCCTAAGGAAATGGATGCGATGGAATATGCTGAGGCTTACAGCGAAGCAATGTGGTTGGAAAGTTTCCGGCTGAAGAATCAAGCAGAACTGTTGGCGGCTATGTTCGGAGGGAAAAAAGGAAAGGGATGTTGAACTTGTTTTGATAAGTTAGATTTACCAACCTCTCAAAATACGTCTAATAGGTTCTGGTAAGCCTGAAGAAGACGAATCTTTTTCTCCTTTACATATTTGTACAACAGAAATAATTCCGCCTAAAACAGCAAGAGCAATAAGAACCCAAAAAATGACAGCTATGATAATCATCAGTTTTTCGACTTTTAAAGTTCTGCAAGTATAATACTTTTTTATAACAAATGGCAAACAATACAGTAGAATTTACAATAAAGCTTGGCGGCAATGCCTATACAGGAATAGCCCAAATAGATGAGGTATTGGGAAAAGTTTTGGTAGATGCAAAAAAGACGCAATCTGTTTTTGGTAAATTCAAAGACATATTAGGTAAAAATGCACTACAATTTGATGTCATTACCAATGCCATAGATAAAGTTTCGCAAGGCTTTCAGTCGTTGGTAGGCACATCCTTGGATTTTGAGCAGCAGCAAGTCAACCTTCGCACCCTGCTCAATGGTGATGCCGAAGATGCGGCTGACGAAATGATGAAGATGAATGCCCTGATAAGAGCAAATCTTGGAATAAACCCTAAGGAAATGGATGCGATGGAATATGCCGAGGCTTACAGCGAAGCGATGTGGTTGGAAAACTTCCGGCTACGAAACCAAGCGGAACTGTTGGCGGCTATGTTCGGAGGGAAAAAAGGAAAGTGATTACATACCCTTATCATCTAACTTTTTGTCAAAAGAAGGAAAACAAGCCATAATAAACAAGCGAATCATAAATGTCAAAAGGCCGATAATGAAACCACCGAAAAATAAACCTCCAAGAATAGTGAAGAATATCATAGTCTTTTAGTTTTGAAAAGCATACAAAAGTAATGAAAAAATAATATGAGCGATCAAACAGTAAATATTTTCTTTCAGATTTCTGGCAATGCTAATCAGGTAATGAATGGCGTTACCCAAGCAAGCGAACAATTAAGTCAATCACTTACTAAAACGACAAATGTTTTTAATGGTTTTAAAGGTGGTTTGGTCGTAATTCAACAAGCGTCACAATTAATTCAAGGATTAAAGAGTTCTATTGATTCCGCCATGGAACCGGGAATTAGTCTAAACACTTCGTTGCAAGATTTGAGTGCAATTACCGGCATAGCAGGCAAAGGCTTAAAAGAAATAGAAGGATATGCGCGTAAAAGTGCCAAGGCTTTTGGCGTGGATGCTGCCGGAGCGGTAGAGAGTTATAAGTTGATACTTTCGCAACTATCGCCGGAAATTGCCAAAACGCCGAGTGCATTAAAGGCAATGGGTGAAAGCATTGCAACACTGAGTAAGACGATGGGAGGCGACACCACAGCGGCTGCCGAGGTGCTTACAACGGCGATGAATCAATTTCAGGTTTCAACGGTCAACCCGATAGCAGCTTCAAAAGAGATGGCTCGGATGATGAACGTGATGGCAGCAGCAGCCAAAGAAGGCTCTGCCGAACTTCCGCAAATAAAACAGGCACTTGAACAGGCAGGCATGGCTGCAAAAGGAGCCGGCGTGAGTTTTGAAGAGGCAAATGCCGCCATTCAGGTCTTGGATAAAGCAGGAAAGAAAGGAGCAGAAGGCGGCGTTGCTTTGCGAAATGTGATGAATATTATTTCACGTGGTCGTTTTTTGCCACAAGATGTGCAGGAAGAATTGCAAGCCGCCGGTGTGGACATTAACACCTTAACCGACAAAAGCAAGACCCTCACTTCGCGCCTGAAACCCTTGAAAAACGTGATGAGTGATACAGCCTTATTCTCGAAAATGTTTGGGATGGAAAATGTCAACGCTGCCATGGCTTTGGTGCAAGGCATTGACGAGGTTGACAGATACGCTGCCGCCATCACCGGAACGAACACGGCTTATGACCAAGCCGCAACAGTAATGGAAAGCTTCGCCGAGAAGCAGGCACGCATTCAGGCAAAATTCGATGATTTAAAGATTTCGATATTTGAGGCGACAGGCAACTTAGGTATATGGACACAAGTGGTAGCAGGCGCAATGGTGCCATTGGTTCAGCTTATGCCGTTATTCACCGGTATTGGCACCGCCATTAAATGGGCAAAGGGTAACTGGAGCACATTCATGAACTTTTTCCGTGCAGGAATAGTCACCGCCAACATGAAACTCGGCATTTTGCAATATTCCATAGTATCAGCAGGCGGATTGTTCAAGTGGCTTGGCGTTACTGCAAAAGCGGCCTGTCGGGGAATCAGTGCAGCTATTATGAGCATCCCGATTATCGGTTGGATTGCGGCTGCTATTGCAGCCATTGTGGCACTGGTTACTTTGTTGTGGCAGAAAAGCGAAGGCTTCCGCCGCCTCGTGATGGGCGTGTGTGATTCCATCAAGGCTATTGCCAACAACATTTGGGTGGTTCTTAAAACCGTGTTTGGGAAGATATGGGAAGGTGTGACATGGCTTTGCGAAGGAGCCGTGAGCATATTTACGGCCATCGGCGACTTCTTTGTGAACATCTGGAACTGGGTAACGGCTACCGTCAGCAAGGCCTTCAACTGGATTGTGGCTAAACTTGGCGTGGTGGCCACTTGGATAAAGGAAAAACTCGTTGACCCAATCAAAAATGCCTTTACCGGAATTTGGACGGTCATCAAATATGTCTTTGATAAGATTTTAAACGGGCTTGGCCGATTGTTTGCGCCCATTAAAGCACTATGGAATAAGATATTTCCAAAGGATAAGTTCAAAGACGTGTCGGCGGCTTATGCCACCGGAGCGGAGAAAGGCTCGGAATCGTGGCGCAAAAGCAAGATCGAAGGCGAAGTTGAAATGCCATCCACCAGCGTACTCGGTCAAGGCACGCCAACGCCATCGGTGCTGCCCGACAGCGGCACGCTCAAAGGCGGCAACATGGGCGGCAGTGCCGGAACATCGGCGGGCAAGGCTCAGCAAATCAGCATCAAGCTCGACAGCATGATAGGCACCATGAACTTCAACGGCGGACTTCGCGAGAATGCCCATGATGTGGAAGCCCAGTTGACGGAAATGATGGCGCGCATCCTCGGCATGGCAGAAACCTCAATATGAAAGGAGTAAGCGGATGAATAATAAACCGATGACACTGAACCTGACAATGGCCGCCGCGAGCATAGCCATGCAGCGGCGGTTTGACAACGCCTACTTTGGCAGTGAAGAATCATCTTATCCGCTCGTGTCGGACTTGTATGGCCGCAACATCATCGTGCCGCTGACGCTGAAAGGAAAAGCCGACACCATGTATTTCCCCGAAGCCGTGGTCAACATCAGCCGTGAGCGCAATATTGTCGCCACGCCAGTACTCAACGGAAAAGGCACCGTGAAGGAGATGATCACTGAAGGTGACTTGAGCCTTTCCATCTCGCTGGCCGTGGTCAGCACTTCAGACGACGGCGGCTACGACGGCAATTCTACAAGTTTTGCAGATGTTTATCCCGGCAAAGGAGTGGAACGCCTGCGCAAGCTCTTGGACGAACCAAACCGCCTCGACATCGTGAGCGGATTTCTGACACTCTTCGACCTCGACGGAGGCGATTTCGGCATCGTGGTGAAAAGCTACTCGCTGAACCAACAGACCCACACCAACCGTCAGGTGTTTGAGATACAAGCCTTGAGCGACTACGATTACGACCTTTTGATTGAAAGTTGATGTACGTACTGAACTGGCATATTACGATTGGCAAATACCGCCTGAAAACCTTGAAGTCGGTGAAGATTACCGCTTCGGTGCTGAACCTGAGCGACACCGCCACCATTGAACTGCCCGGACAATACCTCAACACATGGCAAAAGATTGAAGGTAAAGTCAGCGTTGGCGATGCGGTGGAGATTAAGCTCGGCTATGGCGATGACCTTCAAACGGAGTTTAAAGGCTATTTAAAACGCATTTCAAGGGATAACAATTCGCTGGTTTTGGAGTGCGAAGATGCGCTTTACCTGCTCAATAAGTCCATCAAGGATAAGGAATACAAGCAGGTGAACATCAAGTCGCTGCTGACAGATGTGCTTCATCAGGTGGATGCGGGCTTCAGCGTTGAATGCGACTACAACTACACGCTTGAAAAGTTTGTCGCCTTCCACCACACCGCCTTGGACGTGCTGAAAAAGGTGCATGACGAAACCAAAGCCAACATCTGGTTCGAGGATAAGACGCTGCACATTCATCCGGTTTATGCCGAAAAAGCCGATGAAACGGCGGTGATTTATGACACCCGCGTCAACGTGCAGAGCAACGAACTGAAATGGATAGACAAAAACGACAAAAAGGTGGAAATTGAGGTGGTTTATAATTTGCCCAATGGCGACAAACAAAAGGAGACTTATGGCACTTCCGGTGGCGAAAAGGTAACAAGATATGTGAACGGAAGCAATGCGGCTGAGATGAAAACGGCAGCTGAAAATGAATATAAACTTTGGAATTACAGCGGTTTTGAAGGCAGCTTCACCGCTTGGCTTATTCCGAAAGTAAAAGCAGGAGGAAGTGTTCGCCTGCGCGATGTGGACAAGGATGAGGGAAAATACTACGTCACCGGAGTGGAGATTGAGTTCGGACAGAACGGAGCAAAAAGAAAGGTGACGCTTGGGAGGAAGTTGGGTTAACGTGCCAAATAGTTTGGCCTTGCATCCATCCTTTCATCAACG